AACTAATACTGCAATATCATCTGGAACAGAGATTGTTGGTGCAGGAGTAGCTTCTTTTAATCCAAGAATATCTGCAACAGATTCAGTAACAGAAATAGATATAGATTTAGATGCGACTGCTGGCACTTTTCATGTGTTTGAGCCAAATATAAATGCTGCTATAGCAAGTAAAAATTTGTATTTATGTGCAGGTGCTGCTTGTGATACAGCCTTAACTGCTTTCCGTGCAACTCTGGAAATTGAATATTCAGTTTATTAATAGGAGAGTAATATGGCAGACGCAGTTACCTCACAAACTTTAGTTGACGGACATCAAAATGCCGTTTTGAAATTTACTAATATTTCTGACGGAACAGGTGAAAGTGCGGTAAAAAAAGTTGATGTTTCTGCTCTAGCAACAAACGCTAGAGGAGAATCTTGCACTAGAGCCACCATTGAAAAAATTTGGTGGCAGTGTAACGGCATGAAAGTTAAAGTTTTATTTGATGCCTCAACAGACGACTTTTGCATTGAGCTGGGTGAAAACCAAAGTGGACATCACGATTATACATCTTTTGGAGGATTAACTAATCCTGCAAGTTCTGGTGTAACTGGTGATATTATGTTTACTACAGTAGGTCATTCATCAGCAGATAGCTATACTATCATTATGCAAGTTAGAAAGAGCTATGAATAATGGCAAGGAAGCCTGACAAGCAACCGCCTAAAACTAAAAAGTATTTCCGCCCCACAAAAAAGGGGGCGGGAATGACAAAAGCAGGTGTTGCAAAATATCGTAAAGATAATCCAGGCAGCAAGTTAAAAACCGCTGTTACAGGTAAAGTTAAACCTGGTAGCAAAGCAGCAAAAAGAAGAAAGTCATTTTGTGCGAGGTCGGCAGGTCAAATGAAAAAATTTCCTAAAGCGGCTAAAAATCCCAATAGTCGTTTAAGACAAGCTAGAAGAAGATGGAAGTGTTAGATGACAAGTAAAGAATTATTAAAAATGTTGGAAAAACATGAGTCAGTATGTAATGCTAGATTTGATGGCATTAACAACAAACTTAACAAACTTGATACTCGGTTATGGGGTATTTATGGAGTTATAATAGGGGTGGCAGTTCTTGAGAAGTTTTTTTAATGGTTATGGGCAGATCACAAATGTCCAGGCAGATCTCAAAACCACCACAAAAAAGGAAGTGGAGCAATGCTAGGAAAAGGAAAATCAATTGCAGAAGACCTAAAGGATTTTCTGAAAAAGCACATTGTGCCTCTAAAAAAAGGAGAAGTTTTAAGAGCAAAAGGTGAACCATTAAAAGATTGTCCACAGTGCATGAAAAGAAAATACTGGTGTACATGTTGGAAAGTATTGAAAGGAAGATATTATGCCTAAAGACGCTTGTTATCATAAAGTAAAAGCTCGCTACAGAGTTTTTCCCTCAGCTTATGCATCAGGAGCCATTGCTAAATGCCGAAAGGTAGGTGCAGCAAATTATGGAACTGGTGGCAAAAAAAAGAAAGCCAAGAAAAAAGCAGAGGGTGGCGTTATCACTATGGCTAATGGCGGTAACGTATCAAAAGGTAAAGTTAAAAGACCATCAAAAAATCCTAATATTGCAAGAGGTTGTGGTGCAGTAATGAGCAATCGAAGAAAGATTACAAAGTTTAGATAATGGCAGTCCGTAAAACAAAAGCTGGTCTTGCTCTTAAACGATGGTTTAAGGAAGATTGGAAAGATCAAAGAACTGGTAAAAAGTGTGGTAGACAAAAGGGTGAAAAACGTGGAACTCCTTATTGCAGACCAACTAAACGTATTTCATCGAAGACACCAAAAACTGCATCAGAAATGTCTGCATCAGAAAAAAGAAAACGTATTTCACAGAAAAAAAGATTAGGTCAACCAGCGGGTAAGCCAAGAAGAGTTCAAGCTGCGAGAAGAAAAAAGAAATGAACATAGAACATAAAATTTGTCAAGAAATACGTCAATGGTCCAAGCATGCTTTAGAAATACCTAATGAAAATTATAATAATTTACCATCTTGCCCTTATGCTAAAAGTGCCTGGAAAAATAAAAAAGTAGGTTTTGCTCTTAAAACCACAGAAAGTTACGACATAGTTTATTCTCTAATTAATAAATTTCATGACTCAAAAGATTTAATAATTGTAATTGATTTGTGTTTTGAAAATAATGATGTTTTTCATAATAATTTAACAAATTTAAATGAATTAATACATCAAAATAAATTTAACCAAAGAGATATTTGGTTGATGGGATTCCACCCTGATGATGACGTAAATGAGCTTATAGATGATGGTTCTTTTGAGGAAGTTGTCAGTGAGGAATATTCTTTAATATTCGTACAAAGACTAAGTAAGCTTCAAAAAAGTGCAAATAAATTGAAGAAACTTGGATATTATGATAATTATTATGATAAGTACAATGTTGAAGACATTTATAAGCAACGTGAAAACTACTATAGGAGACTAAAATGGCAATGAGTCCAAGAAAAATGATGGCTATGTCAAAAGAACTAGCTAAAGCCGCTAAAATGATGGAGGGTGGCGAAGCAAAGCCCAAAAAAATGAGAGGCGGCGGCATGGCTGCAAAGAAAATGCGTGGTGGTGGTATGGCTAAAAAAGGTTTTGCCAAAGGTGGTGCCGCTATGAAGAAAAAGGGTTTTGCCAAAGGCGGAGCTGCTGGTATGAAGAAAAAGGGTTTTGCTAAAGGTGGTCGTGTATAAGTGCCCTATTTGCAAAGTAACATCCCTCATTTTAAATGTTGGGTGAGAAAAGAGTACACACACAACCACGAAAAATACCACGGAGAATTTTTACACGCTATGGCTATAGCAGTCACAACTGTACCTGATAGGTGTTTGAGTTTTCAAGTTATATTTACAGGTTGTGAGTCAGATTTTGATGAAAGTCAAAACGTGAACGGTGGTGCTATGTGGGCTAGAATGCCAATTACAGCTTTAGTTGCAGACACCCCTCTAAAAGAATGGCCAGAGCCTATGCTTGTTCATTTAGTTCAACCTTGGGATTGTAGCTCACATTATCACTCAATAATTAAAATGGATAGAGTAAGTTCAAGTCCTTGGAAATGTAAGATTGATGGTAAATTTTACACAGGAAAATATCTTTTTACTGTAGATTATACAGAATCTGATATAGCTGACGACCCCGCACAACATAAACAAAGTCATGTTATTGAATTAACTGATGCTGGTAAATGGACTGGAAATATAGTAGCATTACCTAATAATAGAGTTCGTGCAACAAGTCCTGCCTTGTGGGAAACTGGTGATGGTGCACCTGATTTTAAACCAAGTCAGTGGATTCATAACGCAGAGTGTGATAATAGTTATATGGACCCTAGTGTTACGTTTGATAATTTATATAAGGATTAAAACATGGCAACATCAAGCTCAACAAACTTCGAATTAGATGTAGCTGAGTATATTGAGGAAGCTTTTGAAAGATGTGGATTAGAAGCTAAGACAGGCTACGATTTGCAAACTGCAAGGCGTTCTATCAATATCATGTTGGCAGATTGGGCAAATCGTGGACTTAACCAGTGGACAATTGAGCAGAGGACACAGGCTCTTACAGCAGATGATTCTGAATATAGTCTTGGAACTGACTTAATAGATATATTGTCTTTAGTTGTAAGGCGTAGTGGCACAGATTTTACGATGACAAGAATTAGTCGTGATGCTTTTTTAAACTTACCAAACAAAACCTCAACTGGAAGACCTACGCAATATTTTTTAGATAGGCAAATTACGCCTAATCTTAAGTTGTTTCCTACACCTGAAAACAGCACAGATGTAATTGTTTATGATGCACTAACACGAATACAAGATGCCGATACACAAGTAAACACAATGGAAATACCATTTAGATTTTTTCCGTGTTTTACCGCTGGTTTGGCTTATTATATAGCTATGAAAAGAGCACCAGATAGGATTCAGTTGTTAAAAACTGTCTATGAAGAAGAGTTTGATAGAGCAATGGCTGAAGATAGAGATAGATCTGCGTTCAATGTAGTGCCAAAATTAGATTATTATAAGGTAGGTTGATGGCTTTTGCTAGTGGAAAATATGCTTATAGAATATCTGATAGGTCTGGTTTTAGATATAAAATCAAAGACACTCGAAAAGAGTGGAATGGATCTATTGTTGGTAAAGATGAGTACGAAGAAAAACATTCACAACTAGAGCCTGCAAACGTAAGAGCTGATAATGAGGCAATAAGAGATGCTAGGCCTGACAGAACTGAAACATCAGTGCCTAATTTGTTGCCATTAAACGCATTTTCTACGACTGTTAGTTCAGCAACAATCACAGTTAATGAGCCAAATCATGGCAGATCAACAAGCGATACAGTTAGATTTAGAGATGCAATTAGTGTTGGAGGTATAGCTGCAACAACAATTAACTCTGCTTCTGGATTTACAATCACAAATATAGATACGAACAATTATTCGTTTTCATCAGGAGTAACCGCAACAATCACTCAGAAAGGTGGTGGAGGACTTGCTAGTGCAGGACCAACATCAATAACAAGCTAATGAGCTTTACACTTGCAACACTTAAAACAGCTATTAAAGATTATACAGATAACAGTGAAACTAGTTTTGAAAATAATCTATCAAATTTCATAAAAGCTGCTGAAGAAAAAATATTTAAAGGTATTGACTTAGATATTTTTAGAAAAAATGTAACAAGTGCATTTACGTCATCAGATGCTTTTTTAACAGTGCCAAGTGATTATCTAGCATCTTTTTCTTTGCAAATAACTACATCTGGATCTGAAAGTTTTTTATTACAAAAAGATGTTAATTACTTAAGAGAATATACACCCGCATCATCCACAACTGGATTACCAAAATATTATGCTAGATTTGATACAAATAACTTTATTGTAGCCCCAACTCCCGACAGTAACTATACACTTGAATTACATTATTATTATAGGCCCACAAGTATTACTGCTGGTGCAGATGATGGAACAACATGGCTAAGTACGAATGCACCTTTTGCTTTACTTTACGGATCGTTAATAGAAGCTTATTATTATATGAAAGGTGAGCCTGATGTAATTGCACAGTATGAAAAAAATTATGTTTTTTATTTACAAAGACTTAAAGATTTAGCAGAAGCAAGAGAAAACGAGGATGCTTACAGACAAGGACTACCGAGAGCACAAAGGACATAGGAGTAGAAAATGGCAACAGCAAATGCAGCAACCACCTTTTTAGAAAATAGACTTTTAAGTCTTATTTTTAAAAATAACGCAGCATCATTTAGTTCACCAGGAGATAATATCTTTGTTGGATTAGCAACGGCAGTATCTAATTTTAATGACTCAACTGGTGAATCTGGAGATCCTACGATAACAGAGGCAACCTTTACTAACTATGCAAGGCAACAAGTTGCAGCATCTGCATGGACATTAACAACCGAGTCTGCAAATACACAAAGTTGCACTAATGCAGCTAATATAGAGTTTCCAGCATCTGGAGGCACAAACAATACAATAACTCATGTTTTTGTAGCAACTCATGTAAGTAACTCATTAGATGTTGTAGGCTCTGGTGGTAACGTACTGTTTATAGGAGCATTAGATGCAAGTAAGGCTATAGCAAGTGGTGACATATTTAGAATTAATGCAGGTAACTTAACAATAGAGTTGAAGTAATGGCTTTAGTATTAAACGACAGAGTAAAAGAAATTACAACCACAACTGGTACAGGCACACTTACATTAGGTGGTGCAGTTACTGGATTTGAAACTTTTGCTTCTGGAGTTGGTAATTCTAATACAACATATTATGCAGTTACACTACCAGGTACATCAGAGTTTGAGGTCGGTCTAGGTACACTTAGTAGTGACTCTAGCACGATAGCAAGAAGCACAATTATTAGTAGCTCGAATAGCGACAACGCAGTTGATTTTAGTGCTGGTACAAAAACAATCTTTTGTACAATACCAGCTTCAAAGTCAGTGTTTTTAGATGCTAGTGGTAATGCAACGCTAGGTGCAGACTTATCAATAGGTGATGACCTTACTGTTAACGGAGGGGTGATAGAGCTTAGAAGTAATAGTGGTAGTGTAGGTCAAGTAAAATTATACTGTGAAGTTAGCAATAATCACGCACAAACTATATCGCCTCAACCACATAGTCAGGCAGCTACAAATACTTTAACTTTACCTGGCGGTAGCACCATAGGTAACTCAGATGCAACTCTTGTTTCTGATACTGGAACGCAAACATTAACAAATAAAACTATAGACGCTTCACAGTTATCTGGAACTGTAGCAAATGCAAGATTAGATGCAGAACTACAAGCATTAGCTGGACTAACATCAGCAGCAGATAAAGGTATACAATTTACTGGATCAGGTACTGCATCAACATACGATTTAACAACAGCAGGTAAGGCATTGCTTGATGATGCAGATGCCGCTGCTCAAAGAACAACATTAGGGTTAGGCACAGCCGCAGTTGCAGCAACTGGTATATCAAATACAAATGTACCTGTGTTTACATCAGGTGTAGCTGACAATGATTTCTTGCGTGTAGATGGGACATCTATAGAGGGTAGAAGTGCATCTGAAGTATTAAGTGATATTGGTGGTCAAGCATCATTAACTTTTGGTATATCAAATACTAATGCAGTTAAGATAGATAGTGCAAGTGTAGCAGATGATGAGTTTGCAAGATTTACTGCAAATGGTTTAGAGAGCAGAAGTGCATCAGAGGTGCTATCTGATATAGGTGCAACAAGTGCTACAGATGCAGCGAATGAGGCAACAGCTTTAGCAATAGCGTTAGGAT